TGCTAACGGCCTGTAGCAACGTACATCACTCATTCATGGATAAAGCATATGTTGGCTATGTTGATAACAAGGCTGTTGTGTTGTTTGAAGATAGTACACGTAATGGGGTGAAGTACTACCGCCCACAGTTCCAGAGTGATTGCGGTCGTATCTATAACAAGGTCTATCAGGATGACAATAGCAGTACTGGTTGTTTAGTACGTGAAACACGCATAAAGGATCTTCATTACTATAAGGATCATATCGGTAATGTAATACCATCAAAGTGGGATACTATCCATGATAGTTTCGAAGGAGTTAATTCAACATCAATAATTCCAGATAGCCTTTAAGAAGATAAGTATTCAACAAGTTCTATCATGGAACAACTATTTAAAATTACATACTCTCATAGCAGGGTGTGATTAAGAGGCAAATCGAATGGAAATGGAATTTTATAATTTCACTAAAGATTCAGTAAGAGATTTTGTAGTTAAGAAAATGCCAAACTTGACGATTATCAGGGAAATTAAAAATGCTGGTCATAGCTTTTTCTATCCTACATTCGTTATCAATGGGATTGTGGTTGATGTAGGTGAATATTCAGATGGATACGGTAATTTTGAAGTTGAATATAATGGTTGTTTTTATACAGTAGGGGATAGTGATTTATTTAAAATCCAAAACCCAAATGCACCATTAACATTAGGGCAGATATATGCAATCTTAAAAAAGATGGTTGATACTAATTATCTTTATAAAGAATTAACAACAAGCGTGAAACACGCACCTTTCATGTAGTGCATATATGAAGCCCCTTTGGGGGCTACACATATAAAATTCGCGAACAAATAATGTAAATATCTTGTACTGAAAGGGTTTTTAACGTTTCTTTTTAAAAATACGGTCACTGACAATAAAAGCAACTATCAGGAATATGACTGTAGATATCAGAGCGTAATCTTCCCAAAAGGATACAGCAAGCATCCCAAAGATGATAGTTAATCCAATAGGGATATAGACTTGAATTACAAGTCTAACTAATTCTTGCCACCAAATACTAAACATCTTCTTCATCGCGTAATCCTAAGGATATCAGAAACAATATCGTTATCACTTTTTTGGTACTGATTGAACACATTTACTTTATTGATAACGGGTTCAATAAGGAAATATAGCATTTCAAGATCACGTCCGTATAGATCTCTATAGTAGCGTGGGTTAGTATGCCGAAGTCGTTCAACAGCCTGAGAAGCTTCCTGTACGTAGCCGTAAATCCCCGCAACAGCTACACCACGAGTACTCCACTTTGTTAGAGCGGAACTAATGGATACTTGCATTGAAAGCGAAGAGGCCGCCAGTGAAGCAATAGCGTATGAAATCGTAAACTTGGTGAGTGTGGCCGTGGTAAAACCAGCCCCTGCCTTTGACAAGGTTAGAGTGATGTTCCTTATACGCTGATCCGAGAGATTTTCAAACATATAGTTTACATAGATTTCGATCATCTCTCTGATCGTGTCGTGATGCTTAACAAGGACTACAAGAGCCTTGAAGAATCGCTTATCTTCTTGTTTTAAACGTGTACACACGTCCTGGTAGTTATCGAAAAAGCAGGAGCTATACCACGAGAGCCTTTCGACACCCGAGTATATCAACTTAGCCTGTTCTACACCCTGCTGCTGTACGCCAGCAAGACTTTTATCCAGCAAGTTAGCCATATACGTATCCGCATCCAGCTTACTGAGGATGAGCGAGTTATAGCTCATGATTCCATCCTGTCCCTTTACTTATACATCTACTGAGTACCTTAATGAACCTCGAATCCATATTCAAGATGAATTTACATAAAGGGAAGTCTGAGATTACTAAATCATAACGATGGAAAATAGAATCTCAAGGTACTCCCCTGAACATTTGAAAGAAGGCGAGTTTTTAGCGGCGGGTTAAATCATCTATGTATGAGAGAAATAGACTTACCCGCACCGCATTAAATTACTGCAAAACCAATTTTGCTATCTTCACAACCACACTGAACTTCATCGTTACAATCACAAAGTTTAATTACTTCATGATAACCATATTCCCAATCTTCCACGTAGCCCTTGATTTTTGCAACACTACGTGGAGAGCAATTCAAATGAAAACCTACACACCAAAATGATCGAGTGTCATAGACACATTTTTTAATTGCATTGATTTTTTGAATATCTTCCTCAAATCCATTAATCAATGCTTGAACATTGCGTGAACATTTTAATTCAAGGAAAATATAAGAGTTTAATCGAGTACGTTTTTTTCTAATAGCTAGGTCAATAAACATATTATATCTTTCACGTAACATACGGTTATCTGGAAATGCTTCAATCTCCCTTTCTACTTGGACACCTTCTTTTTGTGTAATGAAGTACTCCAGCTCAAGTTGTAACCATTTCTCCCAATCATTTCTATCCCTTTCACATATCATTTTGAGTCTAGCTTTTACACCTTTATCTTTAATGAACTGATCCATTATTGTTCTAACTGTTATGGCATCGGCTTTATAGGTCATAAATAATTCCATGCATTAAATAATGATTGTTATCGGCATGTTCGATAAATACTTTAACATTTAAGAGGAATAATAATGATTACTTTAAGGTCATTAGCAAAACAGTACGGCTACGATGAATCCACGGTACGGCAATGGAAAGCAAATGGTATGCCTATTGGGGAAGGTACTGAAGAAGCTGATACACGAGCATGGATAGTACAGCACGTAATAAATCCATTACGTAATACCGATACAAAAGAACAAATTGAATTAGAACGCCTAAAGAAACTAAAGGCAGAAGCGGCACTATCTGAATTAGAACTTGAAGAGAAACAGGGTTTAGTAGTCAGTACTGCATATATAGAACAAGTGCTCACTGAATATCTTTTTCAAGTAAAAACAGCAATGAGAGCGATCCCTTCTAAAACATACCTTGAGCTATTTGCTCAACAAGACGCTAAAGATTTACGCGACATATTAAGAACGCATATTGATAAAACATTATACCAATTAGGCTCAATGGAATTTGAGTTACCCGATGACATGGAAGTTATAGAGGATGAAAACAAACAAGAAAAAATTAACGAGGATACTGAAGAAAGTACTACCGACGATACAACCGCCGAAGATTCAGAAAACGAGTGAGTGGATTAGTAATGGTGTAGTTAAATTTGTGGACGGGCCGAATATGGGCCTTGATTGGGATTTATTTCCCCTACAACGCGAGTGTGTCGATATAGCTCAAGAGCGAAGTACTAAAAAGATTGTACTTCAATCATGTTCACAGCTTTTGAAAACAACGGTACTCCAAACAATAGCATTTAATCTAATGGCAAATGATCCCTGTAACTTTGCTTTTGGTAGTTCTTCTGAATCAGAAGTGAAGAAATTCAAGGATGGTAAATTTCTTCCAGCAATTGAAACTAGTGAAGTACTAAAGCCATTAGTAACCGATAAGAATGATAAGAACGCCGCCAACAACTCTAAACAAACACAAATGGTGAACGGTACTTTTATCTATTGGTTAAACCTCAACACGCCGGGGAACCTTCGCGGTATCACAACACGGTGTGTTCTGTTAGATGAGGTCAGCAACTGCGAAATTACTGATGAAGGGAATCCAATCAAACTGGCAGAAGCACGTACCAGTACCTTCGGTAGTGATTCACTGGTTGTTGTATCTTCCACTCCCTTGTATAAAGACGATTTAATCAATGCTGAATATAACCTCAGTGATAAACGTAGGTACTTTGTTACTCACACATGCGGTCATGAATATACTTTCGAATGGGAACAAGTTGCGTTTCAATTTAAGCAATTAGAAAATGGTAGATCCATTCCTGATAGTACAACTACTCGTTTGTTATGCCCTCATTGCAATGAGGAAATAGATGAACATTCACGGCATCAGATGGTTGATAATGGTCGATGGATTGCTTTAGCCACTTTCACTGGATACTAATTATAAATAACTACATAAAAATAACAATAAGGAATATTCACTAATGGATATTGGTACTATTTTGGCTCTTGTTATTTCTGGCGGTGTATTTCTATACTCTATTTTTCGAGATAATACAAAAGATACTGATGAATTACTTACCCGTGTTAGTGATATTGAAACTAAACAGGCAGTACAGGAATCAAGTATTTTACGTATTGAAACGGATCAAGATAAAATGAGGGATTCACTTACTAAACTTGAATCTCAGATTCATGATTTAGATGTTAAGATTGAGAAAATTATTACAATCCTCGAACAGAAACAATAAGTAAAAAAGGCAAGCTACATTTATCGTGCTTGCCTTTTTTTACTTATTAGTTAATTCAGAGATCATTTGATCTACGCGGTTTGGAGTTTGCTTGTACCATCGGGAATCTTTAGCTTGTTTGATTGCTTCAGTGTAGTTTCTTTCTTTCAACGCTTTTAACATCCTCTGGAACTTCTGTATGCCAGTTAAACCCAATTGGAAAATCATGATGACCATAAAATCTCGCCAATCATTTGGAAGCCATATATCTAGAGTATCTAGGTTATTTTGTGCAATCAAAATGTCATGATTTAATAGTTCATCAGCTATAACCTCCGTAATACCAGTTTGATAGTTTTCACCTCTTGTAATTAAATGACCATAGCCAATTGTTTGATAACCTAAGCTATCAGCATATGGATAAAACTTACCATTTCGGTAGTACTTCATTTTTGTTTGGTACTCTTTTGTACCTTCATATTTCTTTAATCTCGTTTGTAAGTCACTCATTAATAAATACCTTTAGTTAACTTTATATAGGTATTTATTTATGGATATACAGAACCCTATGGAATGGGAATTTACAGAGGATTGGGATAAACGTACTTTGACTAATGGTGATTACGTAGGGTTTGTTTATCAATTTCAATTTGAAGATGGTAGTACTTACATTGGCTCTAAACAAATGTACAAGAGAGTTAAAGAGGTCAAAAAACTGAAAGAGGATTCAGTTACTAATCATTGGGAACACTATACAAGCAGTTCAAAGATTGTTAATCAAAAGATTGAAGATGGTTATCAGTACAGAAAGGTTATTCTTTATGCGTTTCCTACAATGCGTGAAACGCTTTTAGTTGAATCAATTTTAATACTACATGAGATTCTTAAACCTAATTGTTTGAACCTGGCGATAGTTACGAAGATTAGAGCACCAAACGCTATAGAAAAGAAAGCCCTATTAGGGATAGTTCAGGAACTATTGGAAAGGTTGAGGTAGATACATGGCTACTAGAATCAATGGGATTAGTAACGCAAAATCGTACATAAACACACAGGGAACAAAGCTAGGAAAGCAGTTTCAAGAAGAGATAATTAAAAGATCACGCGTACTATCCCAAAAAATTCAATCTGATTTAAACAACTCGGTAGACAGAGGTGCTAACGCTTTTACATCCAGATCAGTACTCTTCTTTTATAAAAAGAATGGGAAGAATTCAATCACTGCCACAATCATGATTAAGAATCAACAAGCAAAATATCTATACGATATTATTGTTGAACAGAAATTGATTGATAAGTTTGTCCCAACTTCAATAGCTAGATTAGATCGATTTGGCAATATATCAGGACTAAATAAAGGTCTGAAAAGTGGTAAGTACAAAGTAGTTAAATCAAAGAATGGTAAAGAACGTTTAATTGATGATTCTAAGAAAGATACTAAAACGAAAACTAAACGTGTGATAGGTCTTCGAGCAGAGAAACGCCGTAAACTTATTTATGATTTCTATGTTGAAGTTGATAAAGGTGTACGAGTAGTGATGAGTGGAATTGAAGGATCATTTAGGATAAGCAAGAAATGAATTTTGAACAACATTATGAAGAATTAACGAGTGATATTACACTAGGTGGTTTTACACCAGATGGTAATTCAATGCCAATGAATAAAATGTTTCTAGGTAAAAAATTTCAAAAGATCATTAAGAACAGTGACTATCTAATTGATAGTTACATGAATGTGATCTTTGAAAAAAAGCAAACCTTTAAAGATGGCGAAGTACTGGAATGGGAATTTCAAGGTGAAGTACTACAAGTATACCTCATCGAGTATAAGAAGCTATTCGTAAAAGGTAAACATTTTCATGTATACGCAGTGGGGATCATAGAATGATAGCAAGGATAATTGATTTAATTAAAGTCGGTTTAACTTTTTTCCAGAAGAAAGAAAAAAACGAGCAACAGTTGGACGTACAAAATAGACATGAACAGAACCAGATAACACTTGAAGAGACCAGTAAAGGCTTCACCTGGCGACAAGGTTTAGGATGGGTACTGACGTTCATTATTCTATTGAATTACGTCATAGTACCAGTTCTGGCTTTTTGTGGTGTAGTACTTCCCATACTTCCAATTGATGAAATATGGAAAGTACTGTTCATCTTGATTGGTGGAAGCTAGTTAATAAGCTTTTATTGAATATTATAAAGTGCATCTATAGCGTGTGATATAGTTAATGGTTGTTGGCCATAATCATCCCGAAATATCATTTGATCACCCTCCCTAACTGCCTTTGCATAGCCTTCGCGAGTTAGATACTCGGTATTTACTGCTAGAAGAATATGATAGTTGTCATCTTCAGGTAGTTGCGTAATGCCTAACTGTTCCATCAGCTGTTGTTTCGTGACTGATTTGTCTTTTATGTTTTCAAGTATAGTTTCATTTTTGAGTTTAAGGAAAACAGCTATTGCAACACCGACTTGATATTCCCACTTGTATCCATTAGATACGTTTGCATTACATAGTAGTAAAAGTGAATAGCATCGCTCTGCATCTCGTAAACTAAATTTGTTCACTCTTAGTAAATATGATAAAACATCCAGTGATGTTTGTAGACTTAAATCTCTACTTAAAATTTTCCTGTTAATGTAATTTATATATTTTGAGAGTGCGTATGATTTTCTTTCAGAACTATCATTTTTAGGTAGACTCATCCATAGGTGAACGAATTTGTTTAGATACATGTTTGCATCTATTGAACCATATGTTTTTTGAATTACCTTCATAAATTGTTCTTTGTCGGTAGAAAGAACGAAGAAAATATTCTTTGTGTTAAAAACATGTTTGATTCTTTCAAGTAATTCAAGCGAATAGTTAGGTCTTGCACGGTCTAATTCATCAATTATGAAAATTAATTTTTTCCCTGCGGCAATTTCACTAAGAGTACAGCGGAAGTGCTCAAGTGTATTATTTTCTTTATCAAGTTGAGTTATTTTTTCTTCAATGTAATTTTCTAAAGGGTCGTTAATAGCTGAGCTGATATCATCGCCTAGCTCCTCGAAATCAGAACCTTTTACGACCCCAAGAGTTAATGCACTAATACCCACCTTTAGTGTCGTTTTCATTAGCACGGATGCAACTTTCTTTGTTGCTGTGAGATATTTTTTCTTTGCGTCTTCATCTTCTATTTTTGCATATATATGTGATGCTATAGCAATGAATGGGTCCGTTTGAAAATCATTCTGGAAAGCATCAAAATAGACAACATTAAACTTCTGATGCTTAGATATTTCAGCCTCCCACATTTTCAGAAATGTTGTCTTTCCATTCCCCCATTTTTCATTTAAAGCAATGACTAGGTTATCATCATCGCTATTTTCAATTATATTTTCAAGCTGGATGCTGAAGGGTTTTCTATTGAAAATATCATTTTCGGGGGTAAAGCCTTTGTCACATTCGATTTCAGGTACAGTTAGTCTCATGTTTTTCTCCGTGGTAATTACCCTTTAAACAAGTTGTTATTATGTCAAAATTTACGGAAAAAGAAACAAAACTACATCTGCTAGTAATGAAACGCATTCACACAGATAAGTATTTCAACTCCCTAAACAGGCCGTTATGGGGCATTGAGTTACAGTACATGGTTACTGAACATGTAAGTACCTTATCTTCATATGGGTATGGATCGTACCGCAAGGTTCCGCAGGGTTTAAGTACTCAGGGCATAGGTACTATGACGCTACAGTACAGACGCTAAGTACCTGAAGTTCGTTAATGATACGGGATACACGTTCCAGCCTGGTTGCGGTATCGACACCAGTATCTACAAAGAAGAGTGGAATGGCACGAATGTGATTTGCGAGGTGGTGACGGTTGAGTACTAAGAATGTGATTTGAAGCAAACGTAACGCAACATATAGTGTCTATAATTAAATGTGGCACCATATGGTGTACTTCACACAGCGGGTAACTTGTATGGGTAAAAAACAACATGTAGTGCCTCACAACGGACAATGGGCTGTTAGAGGCGAAGGTAACGAAAAAGTGACTTCAACTCACCGTACTCAGCAAGAAGCTATTGATGCTGGGCGAGCTATATCCCGAAATCAGGGGAGCGAATTAGTCATTCATCGCCCTAACGGACAGATTCGAGATAGCGACTCGCATGGGAAGGATCCATACCCACCGAAAGGTTAATGCTCACTAAGACAAAAGAGGCTTTTGGCCTCTTTTTTTTGAATTTTACAAATGTTCCTATTGATGATCATATGCGTCCTTTCGTTTTTTAGCACAGGATAAGAGCCGTTCGTATGAGTAGTGGAGGCTCCCGGAAGAGAATCTCTCGCACCTCACTGCCAGAGCAGCAACCTGTGTGCCAGGTCAGACGCTAAGAACCG